TCAAATCGACTTCTCGATCTGTTCGGCGCTGATGATCTCGCCGGCCATGTTGCGCTCGATCTGGGTCACGGTGTGGCGCGTGGGCAGGTTCACGGCAACTTCAGCCGGCGCGACGTTGATGCTGGCTTCCATCGTGATCGGCGTCGGCTCGACCTGGATCTCGTTCGTGATGTTGAAAACGGGCTGCAGCGGCTGCGGGGTGTCTCCGTTGCGCTCCATGTAGTGCATCAGCGCCAGGGTCAATCGCTCGTCCGCCTTGGCCAACGTATCGGCCCGCTTCAGGAACTGGGGCGCCATGGCGTGCAGCTTTTTGAATTCCTTCGCCAGGTCATTGCTGAAGCCGATGGCGCCCAGGTTCTCCAGCTTGGCGACAGGGATTGCCTTCAGGGTATTGCCGAACTCGAAGTAGTACGCGCGGTCTCGGCGGATTTGGGCAAGAATATTCTGCTGGATCGCAAGTCCGTCGCGGGCGATGAATCGCTGGTAATCGTCGGTGCCGTGCCAGAACACCTCGACCAGCGCCTTGTTGAAAGGGTCGTGCAGATGGTTGGCGATCTCCTGGCGGTACGCGGCCTGGTCGATTTCCATCGCAGGAAAAATGCGCAGTGCCGTCGTCGTGGCCCGTTTCGGCATTTGTGTGTTCGTCATTTCGTGGTCCTTTATCCTCAAGTGATGCGATTGAAATTCCCGATCCGACCGATGCGGCGAACCGTTGGGCGAGACAGTGGCTGGTTCGGATTGTCTGCGGCGGTCTTCTGATGCGCGCCGCGTTCCAGGGCGCTGGATAGGCGCAGCGCGGCCAGCGCATAGACGAAGGCATCAAGTGCCTCATTGCGCGGCCGCTGCTGTACCCACTCCTGCGTAGCACGGCCCATGCGGTGCTTGACCACCAGCTTCTCAGCGGTCAGCTGGGCAAAGTATTCTTCATCGGCGCCGGCCTCCGCGCTGAAGTGGATATACCCCGGGCCAGGCGCGACGATGCGCAACCTGCTGTGCACGATCACCTTGCCCTGGTCCACGCCCACCAGTTGCACCGGGCTGCCGCCGATCCTCCGACGGTTGCGCAGACGCCTGGCGCGCCGTGTCGCGTCCTCCACCACCGGCTTGTCGAAGCCGGCCACGCCCTTGATGGCATAGGCGAAGCGCCGGCGCTCGGCGAACGCATAGACCGCGCTGCTGTTAAAGCCGGAATCGATTGCCACGGCATCGGGCTTGTGATCGGCCAGCAGGGTGTGCAGGTCGGCCCATACCTCGGGGCGCGCCGTGTCGCCGGGCAGAATGGCATGCTCCAGCAGCCATGCTTCCTCGCCGGCCCCCCAGCCGACCAGACTGACCTCGATGCGATCCTTCTGGACGTCAGCGCCGGCCGTGACCGCCAGCAGGGGCAAATCCTCGCGATCGTAGGATTCCAGGCGCGCCATCAGGCCGGTTGGCTCGACCGCATCGCCCTGGTCTTCCCACGATTCGCCCAGGCTCGTATTGACCCACGTTTTCAGCATCTCGGTGCCGCCCGCCTTGGCCTGCAGGAAGTCGGCAACAACATCGGCCCAGCGGCGCCAGGGCGAATACAACTCGTTCAGGTGAAAGCCGGCCGTGCCGGTGAACTGCGCGTCGGCGACCCACTTGCCAGCCAGCAGCATGGCAGTCTTGTGCCGTTCTTCGATGCAACTGCCGCACGCCTGGCAGGCGTAATGCGCTGTTTCCGGCCTGCCCTCGTCCCACCGAATGCCAGCCCAGGCCAGCACCTGGTATTCGCCGCAGTCGGGGCATGGGACGTGATACCGGCGCTGGTCGCTTGCTTCGAAGGCATGCTCGATCCGCGACAGGCCCTTGATGGTCGGCGTCGACGTCAGGATCAGCTTCCGGTTCCAGAAGGTGGTGGTTCGCTTCATCGCCAGATTGACCGGATCGCCCTCGGTGCCGGCGCTGGCCGGATAGCGGTCGACCTCGTCGCAAAGCAGTATCCGGATCGGCCTGCTGGCCAGGTTGGCCGGCGAGTTCGCCCCGGTGATGGTGATATGCCCGCCCTCGAAGGTCTTGTGCAACATCGTGTTGCCGCTGTCCCTGGCGCGCGGATCCTTGACCATGCCGCGCAGGATCGGGGTATCGCGCAGCATCGTAGACAGTCGATCTTTCGAAAAGCTCTGCCCCATCTCCAGCGTCGGCTGCAGCACCAGGATCGGCGAGGGATCCTGGCTGATGTAGTAGCCGATCACGTTTTCCAGCACGGCGGTCTTGCCGACCTGCGCCGACGTCATCAACACCACGCGCTCGACGCGCGGGTCGTTGACCGCATCCATGATGCCGCGCTGATACTCGGCCCGCGTGGTGCGGAACTGCCCGGGCTCAGCGCTGGATTCCGGCGATAGGCGGCGAAAGGTGTCGGCCCACTCGGAAACGGTCAATTTTGGCGGAGGGGTCAGCACGCGCATGGCTTGCGCGCGCAACTGGCTGGCCTGCTGGGCGGAATTACGCATCGGTGACAAGCTCCTGCAGGGCCTCATGCACGCCCTCGGCCAGCAGGGCTTCCATCTCGGCCAGGGTGCCGGCGCCCATGGCTTGCGCCGCCAGCTTCGTCGGCAGTGCCAGCAACTTGGCGCGGACGTTGGCAAGAATCTGCTGCCACTCGGCCCGCACCAGGTCGACCTCGATCAGTTCGCCAGATGCCTTTCGTTCTTCGATCTCGGCCAGCTTGGCGTGGTGGATCTTTTCCTTGGCACGCGCCGCCGTGTAGACCGCATAGGCGCCGGAATCGATCTTGATGCCAGCTTTCCGGCCAGCACCAGGCAGCGATCCGCCCTGGGTTGACGGTGCAATTTGGGGCTTTTTCTGTGCCTTAGTTTTGCTTATGGTTTCGGTCTTAATCATAAGTCAATGTTGTGCCTAGGAAAATTCCGCGGTCGCGAATTACCCCCGATGAAGCGTCAGGAAGGACCCATGCATTTGGCATCTGTCTTTGGCATTGCCTTTTTCACCTCGCTGTCCTCATGGCATCGGCCAGCGCCGCATCGAACTCTGACGCAAACGTATCTTTGACCACGCGCTGGGCCAGTTCCTTGAACTTGAAGCGGGGCTGATACTTCGCCGTCTTCTGGCTGAACAGGACCACAGGCAGCAGGCCGTTGGGCATGCGCCGATAGATGCCCACCGGCAGATCGGTGCGGCCCTTGGGCTGGCCATAGAACAGCGACAGATCGGACGGTGCACGGCCCTTGGCGTTGATGCCCAGCCTGGTCTTGACCGCCTTGCCGTACTTCCCGGATCGTGCGGCCGCGATCAGCTTGGCGATCAGGCCGCGCGGGATGTTGCCGTACTGGTCCAGCGTGACGTTGCCGGGCAGTTTGATGCCGCGCGCACCAGGCGAGCGGCTGCCGCCTTCGATCTGCAAGCGCATGTACTTGGCTTGCCTGTCCTTGAAGCCGACCACCGCGGTCAGCGTGGTCGGCGTCGCGCGGGTGACGAAGATGCCGTGCTTGGTGAAGGGCGTCGGGCGGTCTAGCTCGCGCTCCAGGGCCTGCGGTATGGCGCGCTGCACGGCTTGCGCGGTGCGCGTCAATGCTTTGGCAGCAGCGAACCTGACCTGCTTCTGCAGGCCCTCCAGCATCCGCAGGGATCCGGCGTTGTCTACCTTCACGGTGATCATTGCCGCACCTCCGTCGCCGCCGGCATCTCGACCAGAGCAATCGCCTGCTGCATTTCGGCCTCATCGATCATGTCTGCGAAGCCGTGCATCAGCGCCCGCAGATGATCCTCGGATAGCAGCGGCAGCCAGCGCAGCATCGCGTCGCGCCAGGCGCCCGGGTCGTTTTCCTCGATGGCCTGATCGACCATCAGGCTCACGTCCTCCAACTGCTTGCGGCGGTCGGCATCGCAATCCAGATCGCAGTTGACCTTGTCGATCGCCTCTTGCAGGACTTCCGCGCTCACCCTGCCGTCGGCTGCGCCATCGAGCAATCCGGTGAAGTTAATGAGCGTTCGCCGCAGGTGGTCTGGCATTTCGCCGTTGTTGATCTGCGTTCTCATCTTGCTGGCCATGGCGCGCAGTTCGTGTTCGGTGTAGATAGTCATGGGGATACCTCCAGGGGTCCATTGCAATGGGGGCAGGTCGGCCCCGCGGGTTTGTCTTGTTCGCCTGGCTTGACCAGATCCTTGAACAGCGTCACGGTCCCGGTGCGGATGTCCGCGAAGCCTTCGGCGGTCACGGTGAAATGCCCGTTCACCAGCACGCCGATGGCGGCCAGCTGGCGATCGACGCGCTCGGCCGCCTCGATGTCCACCTCGCTGGGTTGCGGGTCGCCGGAGGGATGGTTGTGAATCAGCACACAGCTGTCGGCACCGGATGCCAGGGCTCGGCGTGCCAGGTAGTCGCGGGAAAAAAAGGTGAAGTCCCGCGCACCGCGGCAAATTTCCTCGACGCCCAACAAGCGCAAGTCACGATCCATCCAGTACGCCAGCACGGACTCGACGCACTGGTCCGACAGGCGCAGCGCGGCGTGAACCACGGCCATCTTGCAGTCGTGGAAACGCGGCAGGCCGTCCCTGGACATCTTGCGATCCAGGGCAGCCAGGGCGTCGGCGATCAGCTGGTCGTGATCGCCCATCATGCAGGCCGCGATGCCATCAGCTTTTCGACGCGGGCGATCTGTTCCCGCGGCGGAATACGGGCCATGCGCCACGGTGTCATGGTGGTGATGGCCGACCTGTTCCATTGAAGCCGACGTTTCAGATAATCCAGTTCAGCGACCATCCGGCCACGCTTTTCCGGATAGGTGCCGTCGAATTGGTCACGCCGATAGGTGCGCAGGTCCGATTCAAGTTCATTGATCTGCACGGAATAGCTTACGACGCCCTCCCAAAGCATTCGGATGGCATCATCGAGTGGCCCCTCGCCGTTGTTCGCCAGATCACCGCACAGTTCCGTTTCGGCCCGCGTCAGCTGCAGGCGTAGATCGAACAACTCCCCTAGCTTGTCGGCCTCGCGTTTCCAGGCGGCATGCGCCGCATCGTGCACGGGCTGCTGCTTTTCGATGTCCTTGTCGATCTGCCGCTGGCGCCGGCCGTTTTCCTCCAGGGCGTCGAGTATCCGCTCGCGCTCGGCTTTTTCCTCGAGCGCGGCAGAGTGAATCCGCGCCTGGAGGGCGTCCTGTACCAGCGGCGTCTGCCGCATCAGATCGATCACTTCCCGATCGGTAAAAAACGTCTTGCGAATGGTGTTCAACATGGTGACTCCTTTCATTGATTGAGTGCGAAACGCGCGAGCAGCAGTGCCTCCGCGCGGCCGTGCGACTTGATGCGATCCAGGGGTGCGGCCGGCCACAAGCGGATCGCCGCGCTGCGGGCCAGGTTCTTGTCTGCAGAAATCCCTGCGCGCCTTTTCCAGACGGCAGGCGCCACCAGCTGCAGCGGAATGCCAAGGGCCTGCACCACGCCGACGATGCAGCCCAAGCTGTGACCCATCGAGAACACACTGGCCACGCCCTGCCCCGGCATGCTGCCGACCTGCTCGACCACGGCCAGCTCGATGTCTGCGGCGTGCGGGCGCAGCAGACGTGCCAGGGCGGCCGGATCGATCTCGTGCTTGACGCGCCCCTTGCCGCGGGCCATCACCGGCAGATCCTCTACGCCGTGCAGGCTGCCGTCGCTGTTGAGCAGCGCCAGCGCACCAGTCAGGCCGGGGTCGATGCCGAGATACAGGCCGGCGCTCATCGTGCCTTCCTCACCTGGGCGCGGGGACCGAGTTCAATTTGAAGGCGGCGACGCTTGTCCTTGGTCAGCAGTTGCAGGACGTGCCTTCCTCGCTCCCTGATCGCAGATGGATCGCCAGCGTCGGCGGCCTTGCCCACCGACTCCAGCCAGGTGGTGTACGCAATGTTCTCGGCGGTGCGTTTGCGCATGGCAGATGCAGTTCTCGGCCATCGGTTCGATGGGGGCTTCATAGCCTCATCTCCCCGAAAATCCTCTCAGCCATCGCCTGGCCGCGCATCAGCGCCGCCATGGCGTCGCGCTGGAACTCGCCGCGGGCGTACTCGACGCCGTTGGCGATCACCAGGTACAACCAGCCGTAATGCGGGACGAAGCGCACCACGATGTCGAAGCTGGCATCCATGGTCACGCCTCCCAGTTCAGCCGGCGCCAGATCGAGCGCACGGTGGCGACGTCAGCGGCGTTGTAGGCAGCGATCCGATCGATCTCCCCGGCCAGCCAGGCGTCGAAGACCTTGCTGCCGTCCAGATCGCCCTTCGGACTCGTGATGCCGAGGGCGCGGCACAAGCGATCCAGGCTCACCGTGCCGCGGTGGCCAGCCCAGGTCAGCATGGTGCAGCCGAAATCCTTGCCCTCGCGGGCGGTCGGACTCGGAATCTTGAACGGCGCAGGGAGGCCCAGGATGATCGAGCGGCGCCAGATGAATCCGAGATCGAAGGCGGCGCTGTGGGCGACGAAAAACGGATCGGCCGGATAGCGGCGGCCATCCGCAGCAGCGACTGCTTCCGCGTGCAGCAGATCGGTCACGCCGGAAAAGAAACGGTCGAGCAGTTCCACTTCCGGCTCGCCCGGCGCCCGGGTCGCCGTCTTCACTTCGCTGGTATCGCTGCACCAGGCGATGCTGATCAGTTCGCCGCTGGTCGCGTCCAGGCCCTGCTTGCGGTAGGCCTCCTCGATGGCAGCCTCGCCTTCCGTTTCCATCCAGGCCGCGATGGACTCCGGTTTCCTGAAGTTGCCGGGCGGCCTGATGGTGGCCCGCACCAGGTCGCGCGCATCAGGGGCCTGGCTGGGGATTGTCTCGACGTCGATAAAGACTCGCATGGTCGCCCCAGTCAGAAAGGAATGTCGTCAACGAAGTCGTCGAAGCTGCCCGGGGCCGATGCGGATGCGGTGGCTTGCGGCGGTGTGACCAGTGCGGGGTTCTTCAGCGCCTGGTATTCCGGGGTGCTGATGATCTGCTCCTGCATGCGGTCGCTCAGCTGGTCGAAGGCCGCCTGGTCGAACTTGTCCAGGTCAAAGGCCAGCATGTCGTTGACGCCTTCCGGCTTCGGCATGCCCTTGGGCAAGGCCATGATGCTGGCCACGTTGATGTAATCGCGGCCGTTCTTCTCGACCCGGATCAGGTTGAGTAGGCAAAAGGCGCCCAGCACCTTGGGCAGCTCGAAGCCCTTCAGCTCTTCGGGCGTGAAGTCGCGACCGCGCCAGGCGGCAAGATCCTTCCGCAGCTGCGCCTTCTCGTGCAGGCTGGCGGTGTAACGCTTGGCCACGCTGAACGGCCGGCCATCGCTCATGCGCTCGTCGCCGAGCAATTCCCAGCAGACCAGCACCTTGCGGGCGGTCTTACGTTCGCCCTGGAACTCGGTCTGCTGCGTGCCAAGGTCGATGATTCGGTAGCACCTCGCGGTGTGCGTGCCAGCAGGGGCAAGCTCGAAGCTGCCGGCGCCTTCAGAAACGGTCAAACCCATGGTCGGTCCTCTCAATGAAATGGTTGGATTCGGTATCGGTCACAGGTCGGTCTTATGTCGGTCGTGGAATTCATACCCTCGCCACCCTCGCCGACCTTCGCCAAGGCTTCGCGGCGAAACCCATAGAACGGAAGAAAAAACAGGCGGCAACCCTCGCCGCCGTTTTTTTCTCTATAGGCGGCGGCGAGGGTCAGGGGTTGGCGAGGGTGGATCATGTTTAGGGTCATTTCGGCATACCCTCGCCGTCGAATCTCGGCGAGGGTTGGGGTACGAAATGAGACCCGGCCTTGCCGGATACGGCGTGGTAGATCACCTTGCCGGCGACCTTCAGTGCGCTGGCAGCGGCGCGGATCTCGTTGCGTGTCAGGCCGAGCTTTTCGTGCGAATGGTCCAGATCGTTGCTCGAGTAGCGCCGGCCCTGTTCGTATTCGGACGTCAGGAAGCGCAGCAGCTGGTCGCAGCGGGCGGCATCCGATTCCTCGCGGCTGATCCGGATCACGCGTTCATGGGCGAATTGATAGTGCTTGCGGCGGATGAATACGGATTCCTGTGGCGCCGTGTAGGACAGCTTCGGCAGCGCCATCACCATGCCGGTCTCGTCATCTTCGAGGGGCTTGCCGGTCTCGTTCAGCCATTCGTCCGCAGTCAGCGGCTGCAGGACGGCAACCATCCGGCTGCCATCAGCCAAAGCGCTGCCACCGCGGCCGGCGTACTGGTCAAGCACCTTGTCGCGGGCGCTGGCCTTTCCAGAGTGGTGCAGGCCCTCGACACAACAATCAAGATCGTTGCGCAGGATGCGGAAGGCTTCGATCAACGACTGCTCGGCGTCATTGACGCGTGATTCGCCGACGCCGAAGCTCACCAGCGGGTCGAAGATCAGCCAGTCGGGACGGTAGCTTGCGAGCTTTTCGACCAGCCAGCCAATATTGACCAGGTGCGCCTCGACGTTGCCTTCGATGATGGCCGACAGGCGAAATCGCTCACCGGATAAATCCACGATCAGGACGTGCTGCAGGACCTGCTCGATCTCGGTGCGGGACAGTTCGAGCGCACGCATGATTTCGCGCAGCCGCGCCACCAGGAGGGCGCGACGGTCTTCGCGGGTGATGATCACGGTACGGCGTGCGGGAACCGTATCACGGCCCCATAACGCCCTGCCGAGAGCGAGAATCACGGCCTCGAATATCGCCTTTGTAGTCTTGCCGGTACCGCCCGCGGCGATGGTGCTGCGGACGTCGGCGTAAAGGTAGCCCGGCACGATCACGCGCGGGGTGATCGCGGATGTCTGCAGTTCCGCGAAGCTGATCAGGCTGAAGCTGGCGCTGGGGAATATTGCGTCCTGCCCATCCTCGTTGCCCACCTCCGCCACCTTCGACGCCGTCGCCGCAGAGGTGTTCAAGCCCATCAGCCGCGCCGCATCCTTCACAGCCACGCCAATATCGCCGCCATGGGTAAGGATGCGAAAAAGGTCGAATGCATCATGTGCATGACCATCATTCAAAGGATCGCCGCCGTGCGACGAGTAAACGCACCCAGAATCCAGGATTCGCACGCCGGGCGTGCCGGTGGTGCTGCCAGGATATAGGTAGCGATTCCTGCCCATCTTGATGTAGCCGTGCTGCTCCAGAATAGTGGCGACATCTGCGCCCGCGTTGAACTCATTGATGACGCTGCCGGACTTGCCAGTGCGCCGTGTCGCCAGTGCCGACTTTTGCGCCTTTTCGATCTTCGCGGCCTCGGCGAGCAGTTGGTCGGCCGGCAGCGGTTTGGTGCCGATCTTGAAGCTGCGGAAGTCGGTCAAGCGGTCTTCCGGTACGCGGGGCAGGTAATACAGCCGCGCCGGTTCCAATGCCTTCTTGTCGATGCAGTCGCTGATGCCGAGCAAGGCGGCGACATGCAGGCCGAGCGTGCGCAATTCCTTGGGCTGTAGCGGCCGATCCAGGGCCATGGCGAGGCGATAGCGGGGGTGTTCGGGGGTGTGGCTATGCGTGGTCGACAGAATCGTCTGATAGCCATGCAGGGCCAATTCCGCGCGCATTTCCTCGACGTTCGGCGCTTCCGGTCCGGTGATACGCTTCTCGCCGGTTGCCTGGTCGATGACCGCATCGGCCTCGACGTCCAACATCAGGAAGTTGATCTGCTCGACGCGCTCGCCGGTACGGGGGCCTGGCTTGATCGTGGCGGGCAGGATGCCAATGCCGTCCTTTGCGCCAACGGTAGGGATCGACAGCTTGGCGGCCAGGGCGTCGAAGTCCATCGACAAGGTCCTGCTGATCGGTGCGGTGCGGTTGGCGACGATGGCAATGTTCACGGCACCCCCACCAAATGGACGCCATACGCGCGGCGGGACTGGGCGCGCAGCTTGCCGAGCAGCTGCCGGCGCAGGGTGGCACTCGACTGCAGGCGCCTTTTGGGGTGGGCTCGTTTAGCCCGCAACTGGATCGCCATGGTCAGGCCAGCCAGTTGCGTTTCTGGTCGCGGCGATGCTGCCGCGCCCGGCGCCGGGCGCCTTTGCGTTGGGCGGCCATTTCAGGCGCCACGAAGGTGGACGCGGATCACGCCGACCGGCCAGCGCGAGCAGCGGGGGGTAATCCGTCGGGGTTGGGGCAGCCTGCCGGCTGCCACGTCGCGCCAGACACTCGGGATCGAGCGGCCGGTCATCAGTGCAACAACCTTGACGTCGACGTTGGCCTCGTCGGGCAGGTCCGACCAATTCCGTACTGCAAACGGGACTTGCTGCACGTTCTTGCCGTCAATGCTTCGATGATTTGCCATGGTCGCTCCAACGAGTTCTTGATGCAAACTGAGTTAGAGCGAATTCTCTAAGGGCCCTCCCTTGGAGTCAGTACAAAAAGTTGGACTATCCGTTGGGGCGCGACCTTATAGCGTCAGAAACTTTCATTTCGTGGGCGTCTTGCCGCAGTTTGTAGAAGTTGGCGCGGGACCCCTTGTACTTGGCTCGCCACCTTTCCTCACTCATTAGGGTGGCATCAATCATCTTCGCCAGCTTGGGGCGCTTCCTGATTCGGACGTACGCGCCGGGAAAGCAGCGACCGAGGATCATCGCGTAAAGCCTTGCCCATTCTTCGAAGCTCAAGGTCGGGTTGATTGCGTGCAGGTACTCTGCGACAGCCCTAACGTATTCGACGTATGTGATTTTCTCAGGGGGGGGCGACCAGGGTGCCACTTCAGGTTGAATAGCGCGCACGCCAGGCATTTCATAGGCCGCCGCGACCAGTCTCGCCGCGTGGCTCAGCGGGTCATCGTTCTCCTTGAGATCCGGCCGCTTCAGATATTCCTTGACGATGTTGTCAAGGTCACTGTCTGACAGTTCCATCGTTGCACCCTTCGTGCATCCCCTCGTTTGGGTGCCACCCCAGGCCCGCGAAGGGGTCGGGCCGTTCGCCCTCGGGGATCAGCCGCGGGCTAGGGGTGGCGAACTCGGTCAGACCTAGGCCACCCCGATCTGCTCGACGTGTTCCTGGGCCTGCTCGACCAGTTGCAGCGCGGACCAGATGGCGCCATCGGTGTCGTCGGTGGACGGTCGGTCGATGACCTTGCTCAACAGGGCGTGGATTCCTGCCAGCAACGCGGTTGCCGCGTGGGCGTGGGTGGGGGTGGTATTCTCGTTTGCAGCCATGCTCGCATCTCCTATTAAGGTGCTTCGTGGTTAGGGTCGGCAGGATGCGCGAACATCAAGCCGGCCCGCTTTGCCTGGAACCTCAGGCGGCGGTCTTGCCCGCTTGCAGCGGCACCACCTTGGCGCCGGCCTTCCAGGCGTCAAGCATGTCGGCCCACTGCTGCAGCATTTCCTTGCGCTCGGCGAAGTAGTCCGCCCGGTTGTATGCCCGGCGCACTGCGTTTGGTTCTTCGTGGTCCAGCTGGCGCTCGATCACGTCGTAGCGGAATCCCATTTCGTTCAGCTTTGTTGATGCCGTGGTTCGGGTTGCATGCGGCGAGTAATGGAAGTCCAGTTTGAAACGCTCGAATGCCTTGGCCAGCGAACTGGCCACCATGGGCTTGTCGTCGTCGTCGCGGTGCGTGAAAAGGTAACCCAGCCCTCCCGTAAAGCTGTGCCAGCGCGCCAACTCGGCAACGGCCTGGCGCGGAAGCGGGATAACGTGGTCGCCCAGCTCGACTTTTTTCGTCTTCAAGCGGCTGCGCGGGATCGTCCAGGTGCCGGCGCCCAGATCGAACTCGTCCCAATGGGCAGCAACAACTTCGCCGGCCCGCAGCAGCGACCACCACAGCAGCCGGTAGGCCAGCACGGTGCGAGGATCGCCGCGGTAGGCATCGAGCGCACGCATCAGGGCGCCGGTCTGCGTCGGGGTCAGCGGGGTCTTGTGGACGACTTGCTTGGCCGGGGTCAGGACCACTCGCAGCGATCCGGCCGGATTGCTCTCCGCCCGTCCGGTGGCAATGGCAACTTCGAAGACGCCGCTGATGTACTGGCGCAGCTTCCGGGCAACCCCTGGGCTGCCCACTTCCCTGGTGCGCGCACCCTGTCCGCGATCCTTGGTGTGGGTTGCCGGGGTCTCTGCCCGGCGTAACACGTCAAGCACCATCAGCGGGGTGATGTCCTTAATCAGCATCGGCCCCAGGTGCGGAAGAACGTGGAACTCGATCTGCGCCAGCCGGTTGCGCTTCGTGCTGGGCGCCCATTCCCGCGTGGCAACCCATTCGCAGAAGATGGCTTCGAACGTGGATCGGTTGTCGTTGGCCTGGCGGATTCGCTCCTGCTTGCGCACCAGATTTGGACTCAGGCCCTGCGCCACCAGTTTTCGGGCCTCGTTGCGCTGCAGCCTGGCTTCCTCGACCCCGATGTCGGGGAACCGGCCGATGGTCAGGACGTTTTCCTTGCCGGCGATCCGGTAACGGTATCGCCAGACCTTGTTCGACGGCTCTCCAGGCCGGCGCGGCGGCCTGACATCAATCAACAACCCATCATAGTCGGGGTGTTTGTTTTTCCCACCGTCGTCGTACTTGAGCGCGGCTACTTTCGGGTCGGTCAGCGGCAT